TCATTATCTTCATCAAAGATTTCTATATATTTTTTATCTGAGACTTTGCGAGTAGATACAATGATCTCATCAAGATGTTTCTGAGACATTTCAACAAGATCCTTTTGAACTTCCATTACGAATTCATCTTCTGCATGAGTCTTAGACTTTGCACGAATGGCATATCGCATACGAAACATCGAAACAGTTTCTACGATATAGATATTGGTTCCATCATCAGATTTGCTCATTGTGTAATACTTTCAACGTTAAGTAAGTTACGGATAATTTTATCTTTGATCATATCAGGAACAGTAAGATAAGGCCACTCCAGATAAAATGGGCAACCACCTTGCCACTTCGATTCTTTCAAAAAATTCCTATACGTATCGACATGATCACTACGTTTAGGATCAAATGATTGCTTCGCATATGTCATTTGAGACAACATTATTTAAAATACTCCAGGCTATCTTTACGCATATATCGCAAAGGTTGAGTGTGATGAGAATTAGAAGGATCAGTCAAAACAACAGGTAAAAATGTAACACCATCAATGATCTTGGGGATCCAATGTGAATATGTGAAATACATTTCTTCTGGGCGAAGTCGGTTACGGACTTTTTGCAGAACTTGTTTTTGAGTCAAATGTTTTTTCATCATGAACGTAGTATACTACAAAATCTCAATAAAGTCAATAGGCGGAGAATAATCTCCGCCGTATTTACCAATTAGTCTTTGATTGCAATCTTTTTAATAGAATCATTGACTTTTACCATATTTTCCAAGAAAACTTTCAACATACCATTTACCAATTCAGCATCTTTGATTTCTACGGTATCTGAAATGGTGAACATACGATGGAAATTACGGTTGGCAATTCCTTTGAATAGGAAATGTTCCGATTCATCTTCTTTGGTCTTACCCGAAATTGAAAGCTTATTGCCTTTCAACTCCACTTCGATATCAGACTTGGTAAAGCCTGCAACAGCAAGTTCGATTACATATTTCGTATCAGAAATTTGCTTGATGTTATATGGTGGATAATTGGTAAGAGTTTTTGTGACATTTTTTGACACTTCACCAAGTTCATTGAAAAGCTTGTTGAATCCAACAGTATATGGATCTAATGATTTGTGAAAATCTTCAAAAAATGTAGATTTGCTAACTGTCATAAAATTTCTCCTTAAATTAAGCGAGTTTAAAATTGTCTACCCCGAAGGCGTAGAATGCAGGAGGAATATTTTACTTGGCGGGCCTCCTACTCCAAGTTCCCATCCCTGAGAATACTATTTATTCTTATTTCAGCTTTTTACCGATGGTATATTTGGCAATTAAGTTCCAGTCATCTTTTTCTTTGTGACCAAGAATCTTGATTTGTGACAAATTTACAGTCGATTCTTTGATGGGCTCTTTATTGACAATTTTCAATAAACCCCATTCTTCCAATAAGAACGATATTGTATTTCTACGAGCAAGATCATTTTCAGAAATATCCGTAGGTTTACCATCCAAAGCAAACAATTCTTTGAAATGAAAAACTGCATAATGACCTTGTTTGTGTAAAATATGACATGATTGGTAGAGTGTTTTGTCCTTCTTCGAAGCGACACCAATTCTAGTCAAGGTTTCTTTCACTTTCAAAAAATCATCTTTATCGTCTAATAATATCTCAACTCCACGATCCGAAAATATATTGCTCATTTCTTATCCTTATTATTTTGCAATCCCGCCCATATCAGTTTTTGATCTAATGTAGTCGAGTTGTTCATCGGATAGAATGCGTAAAGCATCTTTTGCTTTTGCATTTGAATAACCAAAATACAATTTTACACATTCCAAATCTTTATGGTTCGATGATTTCTGCCAAGGTTGAAATTTCCTTTTCATCGACCTAATGCTATTTAGAAGATAGTGGTATTTTAGCTTTCCGTCACAATGAGCAGCCATATTCATCTCATTCACAAACAATATGCAATCCATGTGATATGATAGGGCGCGATTGACTAGGAATGAGTTATAGTCCCTTTCATCAAGATCGTCCCGCAAAACATTTTCTTTTGTTTGTAGGATCGAAGGTATAATTTCTTTGAATGTATCTGGCATGGTATTTTACTTGAATTCACTTTCAACCATGATTTCAACCAGACATGCAACCAGATTAATTTCTTGATCTGCACAAAATGCTGCTTGGTATTGATATTTTGAGATAATCAATACGATCTGTGGTATCGATTCAGGTTTCAAAAACTCATACAAAGAATCATAAATCTTTCGATAAATGCGTACAGGATCGTTGTCCAAATTTCCTGTAACCCACTTGCGCATGGCAGCAAAGTCTTTTTCTTTCAGACTTTTAATGAGTTCTTGGACTTGAACGTCGGAAACTTGTGCCAAGATACCTTTATCGATGCTACCAGAAACAGAGTACCTTTGCAGTTCATTTAGAATTCTGCGATTATCTGGAAAATGTTTCATTACGACAGCAGCTACAACCTCTTTATCGTAAGTTACTTTTTCTTGTTGCAGAATCCACTCAACTCGCTTGAAAAATAATGCTGCGAGTTTCGCTTTGTTACCGTTGACTTTAAATTCAATTACGGTACAACGAGAATGGATAGGATCGATAATCCTATTCTTATAGTTACAGGTAAAGATGAACGAGCAATTATTTGAAAACTCTTCGATAGCACCACGTAAAGCTGGTTGCGTAGAATTTGGATTCAAATAATCAGCTTCATCGATGATGACTACTTTGCGACCACCAGATAAGCTTACCGAAGATGCATAGTTTTTAATCTTGTTGCGAAGAACATCGATACCAGACTCATCAGAACCGTTGATAACGATGAAATCACAATCTACTTCATTGCACAATGCTTTAGCGATGGTCGTCTTTCCTACGCCCGCTGAACCCGTCAAAAGAAGATTAGGAATCTCTTTACGATTTACATACTCCTTGAAAGTATTCTTAATCGCATCTGGTAGAATACAATCTTCAACTTTACGGGGACGATATTTCTCAACCCAAAGAATTTGGTCAGCCATTCAATTACTCCCATAATATAATTAGACTACAAAACAGCAAAAATTACTTCTCAGTAGCAACCCAATATTCAATCGAATCTTTAACATTCTTGAAATGTGCAATACCTTTAGATGAAATTTCTACCTGATAGATACCAGGAATCATTTTCAAATTATCGGTTTTGAACACATATTTAAAATCATCCCCATCAGCATCTCCGATATCAATTGAATTGTCATGGGCTGCATCATTAGATGCATCAAATGCTGAAATACGAAGCTTACCATCCTTTTTCAAAACTGCAACATTTGGCAACTGAAGTACATTTGCAGACTTCATGATCCATTCATAGTCTTGATTTGTCAATTCAAACGATACATCAATGGATGGAAGATTGACAGTCTTATCTGGTGGGGTTACGATCATGCTCTTTTCCGTGATGCGATACTTCAATTTACCGCGACCACCTAAAGATTTTACAATAACATGGTGATCATCAAAATCAATCTCGGGAGCATCTTTGCTCATTGTCAATACAGACAAGAAATTATTCAGATCATAGATACCAAAATCTTTTGGAAACTCTTCAGTAAGAACAGCCTCAGCCAAAATAGTTTTTGATGGAGATACTGTAGAGATTTTTTTACCTGATTTGAAGAACAATCCGGAATTGATTGTCGAAAAATTCTTCAAAATATTCATAGTTTCATTTGAAAGTTTCATTATATTTCCTCACATTAACATGATGCAATTATAACACATCGTTTCAGTTTATTTTGGTGTAAGTGCATTCAACCAAATATCTGGAAAAAGATTTTTACACACTTTTCCGACAGCAGTTTCTAAATGATTCAAATCATGGTTATTCATGATAGTGTCATTAATTTTACCGCCTATCCAACCCCATTCAGATTCATGAATGCCTGATAATTTCATTTCCGTATATGCTTTCATGTCACCATTATTGGCACTTGCCGCAGTTGAAAACCAGTCAGGCAAATTACCTCTTTGTACATGTATAACATATCCACCATTATTATGGATGAAGTCCAATTCATTCTCAAATCTTACATCTGCGATCACAATAGGTTTATCAGTTTCTTGAATGGCTTTCTGTAGCGATCTGATCCAAAGGTCGGGATGAAATATTTGTCTACCGGCTTCTGTTCCTAATTTTTGCAGGGCTTCTCTTGGGGTAAAGTCTCTACCCATAACATTAGACCAAAATTGATCTGGTTGTTCTCTCCATTCTCTGGAGACTTGAGTATCACCCTCAAGTAATGCTCTATCCCAATGAAAAATAGATGCTGCTGCATCTTTGAGTGATTGTGCGAAACTCATCTTCTCAAACCCATAATTCCGATGCAGCATGTCACCTACAGTACCCTTACCGGAACCAATAAATCCTACTAGACCGATAAGAGCCGACATTACATTTCACCAACAAAATTTGCAATAGCAGGCATATCACCTTGGAAGTGATAGGTGCCGATATGGGAAGTTCTCATCCATGGGCACAGATAGATTTTACCACCGATATTTCTCCACCATTGACAGAACATATAATCTTCGGAAAGATAACGTTCCGTAACAGGATCGATTACTGTATCGAAATAGGCGTGGATATAACGCGAGCCATCGAAATGCGCTTGACCTACATGATCAGGTTTGTATCGTAGGTCTGGATAAGCTTTTTCAAATTTAGGGAAAACTTCACGATTTACCATCATGAATCCTGTACCAATTTCCAAGACTTCTAAAGGTTCTGATACAGAGAATTGTTTAGTGCCATGAACTGGGTTGAATACGAAATCGCCCGCAAGTTTTTCCAGGTTACCGATCTCTATGAAAGGATTCTTTTTCAATCCGACAGCGATATTTTTCCATTTGATTGCTTTCTTTGGGTAAGGACCACCAACAACATCTTTATCAAGAGCAAGTAATGCGATAACGTCTTTCGCATCAAAACAAATATCAGAGTCTATAAACAAAAGGTGAGTACAATCAGACCTATGTAAGAATTCATCAACTAGATAATTCCTTGCGCGGGTAATCAGAGATTCATTAAACAGAAATGAAAACTTGATATTGATACCATAATGCGTACATAGTCCCTGTAGGTCAAGACACGATTTCATGAATAATCCATGGTTCATGCCTCCATACATGGGGGTCGCTACGAAAATACTCTTTTTTCTTAATTCTTC